ATATATGAAGTCTTCTCTGAAGAACTAAATGACATTGATGGAATACCTTTCCAAAAATTTCGTCTAAATAGTTAAAAATATAGGTCGATAATGGCAAAAGTTGCAATTAGAAACAGACGTGGAAGAATCACTGGTTATAAAGATAGTGATACTGGAGAATACACTAAGAAAGAAACAAAATACACTGTAGATCCCAATAAAAAACAAATGGGCAGAGGTGTTAATAAAGCAAAGCAGGATGCAAAAAATAAACAAAAAAATCAACAAAAAAATCTTAATGAAATTACTAAGAGACCACCAAAGAAAGGTGCACCTGAACCTCTACCAAAAAATCTAAGATATCCATTTAGTGCCATTGATAATACAATGGATTTCATTAAATTTACAGTCTGTAGATATAAAAGAAATCAAAATAAAAGTGAGGGAGATAATTCAAGTAGTTATGTCACAAGAGATGATAAAGACCTAATGGGTACTATATTGGGAGATATTATTCTTCCCATACCAGCACAACTTAGTGATACAAATACTGCAAACTATGGTTCCAGTAATATGAACTTCATGCAAGAAGCAGGAATGGAAGCTGCTTCATCTATACTAGCACAAAAAGGAACGAATAAAGCTGGTAAATCACTTAATGAAATGATTGAAGCATTAACTAGTAAATCTGGAAGTCAAGCAGTCACTAATTTCTTTTCTGCACAAGCAGTTAATCAATTAGGTGGAAATCTAAGTCCTGCTCAAGTTTTAGCAAGAGGAACTGGTGCCGTCATAAATCCAAATATGGAATTATTATTCTCTGGACCATCATTGAGAAATTTTTCATATTCATTTAAAATGACACCAAGATTTGAGCAAGAAGCACATACAGTTAGAACTATTATTAAAGCATTTAAAAGAAATATGGCTCCTAAAGGTGCAGGTGGAAATTTCTTAAAAACACCTAATATATTTCAACTCCAATACCTATATCAAGGAAAACCTCATCCATATTTAAATAGAATTAAATTATGTGCTCTGACAAATGTAGCAACAAATTATACGGGAGATGGAACATATGCGACCTATGGTGATGGTTCTCCAATTTCCATGCAATTAAACCTTACATTCTCAGAACTCACACCAATATTTAATGAAGATTATGAAGCATATTCAGATACATCAGACGGAGTAGGTTACTAAAATGGGTTATTTCAGAGAACTACCAAACGTAGAATATCAATCTTTTCTATCAGATAGTCTTTCATCACAAAGTTATCTGACGGTTAAGAACTTATTCAGAAGAAACAAACTACGTGATGATTTACAAAATGTATTCACAATCTTCGATAAGTATGAAATTATAGAAGGTGCAAGACCTGATACCGTGGCAGAAGAATATTATGGTGATGCAGAATTAGACTGGGTTGTTTTAATTACTGCTGGTATCATTAATGTAAGAGATGAATGGCCTCTCTCAAATAGAGAATTATATAATTATGCAAATGAAATTCATGGTAATAGTCTAAATTCTGTAAGATATTATAAGACTACAGAAGTAAAAGATTCCCTCGGAAGATTAATTCTCCCTAAAGGTAAAGTAGTTGATGGTAATTTTACAATACCAAAACCAGATACTTCCAACGAAGAAACGGCATCTTTAAATCCAGTGATTGGTGTATCTAATTGGGAATATGAAGTTCTAAAAAATAATAAAAAATCATCAATATATTTACTCAAAATAAATTATTTACAACAATTCTTAAATGATATGAGAGATATTATGGTATATCAAAAATCTTCTGAAAGGATTAATGATAAATTAGTACGAACGGAAAATACAAGGGTTTCTATGCCAGTATAAAAAAAGGGGGTCTCACGACCCCCTTTCTTGTGTTATTCTGCAGCTAATTGCTGAAAGTATGATAGTGCATCATCTTCATCATCAGTGCTAGAACTAGGTGTAGAAACAGCAGCAGTAACTAATTGTTCTGCAGAACCACGTTCTTCTTCATCTACTACTTCAGGATCTTGACGTACTTGTGCTTTATTGCCAAGAACATAACCAAGACGCTTCTTCAGTTCATCATAAGATTTAAACTGATCTGCAGCAACAAACTCTTGAAGAGAATTTTCTTTCTTCCAGAGTCCTTCGAGTGCATCATCGTCATCTAATAGAGGACTTTGAGCAGCAAACTCAGAAGAGTCATAGTTTCTATAACCAGCAACGTTCTTTGCTTTTAACTTAAAGTTAGCACCTTGCCAGAAATCGAATGGATCGATTGCTTCCTCATCCTCAAACTCTGGTTGCATTGCAGCAGTAATCTTGTCAAAGATTTTCTTTCCAAACTTGTACAAGAATACCTGACCTTCATTTTCAGGATTTGTTGGATCCTTAACAACATAGATGTTAGCAATGTAAGTTAACTTACGTTTCTGCTTACGAGCAGTTTCTTTACCAGCATCTGTGCCATTGTTCCATAGAGTAGTATTAAACTCAGAAACAGGATCCTTTTGACCAAGAGTAGTCAAAGAATTTTCGATGTACCAACCACCAGGCCCTTGGAAGGCATGAGAGTATAGTTTTACAAATGGTAGATCCTCACCATCGGGAGCAGGTAGGAAACGAATAACGGCATAACCATTACCTGATTTATCACATTCTAGTTTCCAAAGACGGTCATCACCATTTGATGCACCGTTATTATTCATTTTTTCGACTTCCTTCACAAGTTTTTGTGTAAGAGAGCCTAGTTTTGATTGCTTTTTAAGATTAGCAAACGACATTTAGTTACCTCGGATTTAATTGGATTTGTTGGATGTTTAGATTATAACAGATAATGAAAGATTAGTCAACAAAGCTTTTCATCTTTTCGATGGTTTTTTTCATCGAATCAAAAACCAAATTTATATCAGTGCCTGATGGGAATCCCAATACAGAAAGTGATTTTAATAATTGGTCTTTCATTTCAATAGCTTGTGGATCATCTGATAATGATAACCTCATATACATGATACGTTGCTTATCAAGTAAAAGAATCAATCTTTCAACGTGTTCCTTCTGTTCTTCACGGGACAATGAACCAAAAGAAAATACACTTCCGTATATTTCCTCTTGCAATTTATTAATTTCAGCTAGTTCTTCACGAACTATCTCAGATTCAAAAAATTCACTCATTTACAATTTCCCGTAAAATTTTTTTGTAATGGAACACATTAATATTTATGAAAGGAATATATTTTTTTATCTTTAAACTGACGGATTCCCACACTGGATCATCCAATTTCTTATCGAAATTTTTTGCGAAAGAAAAGACTTTTTCCAGTATGGTAAGCGTTTCTAGCGAGATCTCTCCACCCAGATATTTTTTTAGTAATGGAGGATGTCCCTTCGAGCAATCGAATACTGCCTCCAATTCGTTCTCTGATATCAATCTCTCGACTTGTTCTTTGAATAAGTAAGTCAAACTCTGCTTGCGTCTCATCCATTCTGCGTAATTTCTTTCGCCAGAATTGATTATCTCTCCGATCCATAAGTTTTGTGGGTTGTCAGTAGTTACAAAATTTGCCAATAGAAAGTTTAATACTTCTTCATCAGAATACTTTCTTGATGTTTTCTCAAACCAATACTTATCCTTCCTTTTATTAAAGGATGTCATAGTAGCTCTTGATTTACCACCATACTTAAAAAAGTCAAATTTAGGATTAGTAAAATGACTTTTCATTGAGAGATAGGTTTGATAGGTTTGATAAGGAGTCACTTTCATTTATCTCATGGAAAAAAATGAATTATTAGCACATGAGAAAAAGCTAGTAATAGCATATCTACCCATACCATCATAATAATCAGAATCTTCTATACTAACTTCTTTCACACCATGCTGAACCCAACCAGGAAGTATTATCATTGAATTATTATAGCATGAAAATTGATAATCACCATACTCAGGAAAATAAACCTCACCACCACTGAATTTTTTTGGTTCTTTATAAAAATAAGAAAATGACAAAAAGTTTGTAGATTTATCTTTATGGGGTTCATAATATTCCCCATTATGATAATATCTCACTTTAGTACAATCATAATTAGCCTCTGGTGCTATGGCACAACAAGGATGAATATCTGCAAAAACCTTAAGAACACCAGAAGTGAACATCTTTCTATTTACAGTAAGAATGTTTGAAATAGATCTATAGTTTACCCCATTTTCTCCATCAGGGTTAACTGAATTTTCATTATTCTGATAGATACAATCTATTGCTAATGCATGAGAATTAGTTTTACCTACAACTCCACCAAAATCCTTTGCCGTGAGTAATTTACCTGGTTTGGTATAAAAGGTAAGTTCCTCCCAGATTAATTCTAATTCTTCTGGATTATAAAAGTCATCAATAATTAAATGTGGAAAAGGTTCATCATATGCAGTAGCATGTAATTTCTCTTCGATCATAATGGTAATTTAGCTCTTGATGTTTTTTTCATGAAGTTAAGTTCTTGTGCATCCCACTTTAATTTTTCTTTAAGTGGTTTAGAAACTAACTTTGTTACTGATTCTATCTCAAGACCATTAATATCGCAATAGTGGCAGATAGCATCAATATAATTCATTTCTTCTTTAGAAACAATTGTTTCTATTTCTATAGCAAATTTTTGAGGAGTTAAGAATTTACTCTCTATTGCTTTTTCTAATTCTTTATTCGGTTCCATAGAGCTCCAATTTATCCCCAACAAATTTTCTAATATATTCTCCGAGGAGTTTGATATACTTTGCTTTGTCAGATTCTTCGTAGACGACACATTCACCATTTTCACAAGCCATGATAATTACAAGTTTTTTAATCGAAATATTTTTCATCTCATATAGCATACACCCATATGCCATTGCCTGAACAAAGTAATGTTCAATCCACTCTCGTGGTTTAGGTTTCTTAGATGTCTTAAAATCTATTATTGCCAGATCACCTTTATATTCTGCAATACAATCAACGGTGCCAGCAACTCCCAATTGCTTACTATATAGCGGCCCTTCCAGAGCATATATATTATCTATTTTATTGAGTTCACCCTTTGCTATTTTAAAGAGAAACTCAGAGATAGGCGGTACTTTAGGAAGTTCCTCATCATTCTTTAAATAATGTTCAGTAAGAGTGTGCATATCAGTTCCACGGGTTGTAGCCGCTTTCGTGATCTTATCTGCTGTCTCATTACCAACCCTCTTTCTCCAATTAATAAAGATCTCTTTATTAAAATGACTAGTTACCGAAGTAATAGAAACCATCTTAATAAGTTCTTCTTCATCAGGAACTTTATAGTACCTGACACCATCTATATGCTCTCTTTCAAGAGGTTTTAGATTTAGATCAACATGATTAAAAGTCATTTAAATAGGAATCCAACAGGACATTTGCTTTTTGAATTGGTTTTAGAAAATAATCTACGTTTCCATAATGGATTTTCTTCCATAATATGAAGTCTTCCCTCTTCATAGGATTGATTTATTTTTGCAATTTTTTCAGGATCTTTTTCTTCTTTCAATATAATTCCGTCATCCAAATTTGGATAAATGAATGATAATCTATGAATAGGATCTCCTTTTTTTATAATAACTGGTTTAGATTCATCTACCATGGTAAATGCAAAACTTGATACACTTGTCCAATTTGATAGATTAAACCAACCATTAACAGCAATAAGATTATTACTATAAGAAGTCATTGGATGATCTAAAAAATTAAACCATACATCGTCATCATAAGTCCAAAATAAAAATTTTGGTATTTTTAATTGAAAAACAGGAAGTGGTGATTCAAGATGATCGGGAGGACATTGAAGAAGATTTTTATAATCTTCATTATCAACATCAATATTAGCACATAATTTAGTATTTGTCGAATTGATTATATACTTTGTTCTTTTAATACTAAAAGAAAAATCAATAGGTGATGATACTATAAAGGTTCTATTACTCTGATGATTAAATACAGGGCACCTTGTGTATGCATAAGTTTTGTCTATTAATTCAGTTTGTCTGATTATGGGATTAAAAGACTTATCAGAATAACACTCAGTATTAAAAGAAGTATAATATACTGTCTTATAAGACATTACATACCCAATTCAATTTTAGCAGTAAGATATTCTTTGACTAATCCCGAACGAACTATATCACTAATACCAAACTCTATTATATCAAAAGATGGCATTTTACGCAAGACGTTCATAAAATCAACAATACCATTACGATCATTAGTTTTGACCAAATCTGACTGACTGGCATCTCCACAAAAAACAATTCTAGTATTTTCACCAACTCTGGTAATAATACTGTCTAATTCATGGAAATTAAGATTCTGAAACTCATCTACTATTATAATAGAGTTATCTAATGTAGTTCCACGAAGAAATGATGTACTCCAAAATTTAATTGTATCTTGTGCCTTCAGATTCCCATATAACATCTCAAAATCTGCATCAGATGGCATCTGAAACATATACTTCACCATATTCTTATAAGGAATCTGATAAATATCTGCCTTATCTTCATGATCACCAGGTAAGAAACCAATTTCTCTTGTAGCTACCAATGAACGAACCAAATAAATTTGTTCATATGGAGTAATATCACTAAGAACGTCAGATACAGCATTATAAAGACTAATAAAAGTTTTACCAGTACCTGCTACACCATAAGCAACTAAGTGCTTTCCATCTTTATAAGATTTAAAGAGTTGCTTTTGATTATCATTGAGAGGTTCTATATCTACCAAATAACCAGAACCAAGAGGTTTTTTCCTCTTCATCTGTTTGGAAGTCAAACCAACTCCTATAGGTTGTTCTGTATTCGCTCTTTTTCTTCTTGCCATTACAGTTTCTTTACGTTGGATCTTGGTGCTTTAGATGCCTTCTCAAGAACATCATTCCATCCAGGTTTTGTCTTACGTAACTTATCTCTCCAATCCCCTACTTCTGCTGCCATAGGGCAAGTAGAAGGATCTGACCAATCACGTTTCCAATCTGGATTATTTTCACACCATTGAGACCACTCCATTACACTCATTTTTACTTCTTTTTGTTCACCAGTTTCTTTGTGAACCACAGGATATGTTGCCATAATTATAAAGTAATGTAATTTATTTAGACCCACTCAAGGGCTTCTGAGACAGAAGGGAACTGTTCGGTAAATACCTTTCTACATGCCTCTGCAATGTCCATATGCTCTTTTTGTGTTCCATGAGCAGATCTTAGATTAATATAATGTATCCAAGAACGACAAGAACCAGTCATATAGATTCTTGTAGGAGTTGCAAGTGGTAATACCATTCTAGCACATTCTTTAGCAACACCCTGACTAAGCATTTGTTCATATAATGCCTTAGATGAACTAAAAAGAGTAATCATCTGCTTATTCAGTTTTTCCACTATTTCAGGATCTAAGTCGTCAGTCGAATTTTGACGATTCTTCAAATCTTGCTTACGAAGCTCTGGAAGGTCAATATCACCCAATGCAGTGCTTGCAGCATATCTTTGAGAAAACTCCTGAAATGTGAAACTCCTATGTCTTAGGATTTGTGCCGCAATAGCACGAGTAGTCTCTATCTCAAGAGTCATCGAAGATTGCTCAAAAACACTCCAATGATTATGTTTGATGCAATACTTTAAAAGTCCAGAATACTTCTCATTGTCCTGATTGGCAGGATTAGAGACACGGGCAATATAACCCATTGTCTTTTCTGCGTCAGGAGTGATGCTTACAAGTTTTACAGTCATTTTTTACCAAATCCTTCAGGTTTCTTTTTCTTAGATTTTAACATTTCTTTCTCTAAAACGGAAAGTTGCTCTCTCATAAACTTAAGTTCAGTACTATCATACAAATAATCTTGCTGAAGTGCCTTTTTAAGGTTTTTTATGATTTCTTTAGATCTCATCCGTCATCATCCTCGAAGATTTCATCATAATCAGTTATTGCATCTGGATTTAATCCTACAGAATAGGCATCTACATCAGAGTAGACCTCAGCTTTAAGAGAATCTACCAATAATTCCAAATTACGAACAATAAGTTTTAATTTGTCTTTTTCCATAATTTTTATATGGTATTCAGATAGTATACCATAAAAAAAGAGGGGTC